CCAGCAGACTGGTGTTTGGGGTCAAACTACTAATAGAAACTTAGGTACGCTCCTAGAACAAGCTATTACCGGTGTCCAAAGCATTACCATGCTCAACGCCAACTACACGCTAAGCGACCTTAACGGCACCTCGGATGAGGCTAGAAACGCTGTAATCATCGCAAACGGCACAAATACTGCAGTGCGGGATATTATTGCCCCTAACGTAAACAAGCTATATGCCATATATAACAACACTACAGGCGGGTTTGCGGTACGTATTATTGGCTCTAGTGGTACTGGTGTAACCGTCCCTAATGGCGTTATTGCTCAAGTATTCTGTGACGGCACTAACTTCTACTCTATGCTCAACGGTACTGTAGGCGCTTTTACTGTAGCTAGCTTACTGACCGCCCCGTCTATTAACGACACTGGGACCTTGACGGTTGCTGGGGTTACTACCCTTAATGGTGCTTCTACATACAACGCTGCCGAGACCCATAACGCAACTGCAACATTTAACGGCACAACAAACCATGTAGGCACAACCACAGTCCCTACTACAGCAACAGGTGATAACTCAACTAATGCGGCTTCTACAGCCCTTGTCACTTCTAAGATTGCAGCCATTACATCGGTTCCTTCCGCTGTGCAGATTGGCACTACAAACTACACCGTGCTTGAGTCTGGTGGCTACCTCTACTTCCGCTACGGCGGAGTTAACAAGATGCGTTTGGATTCGTCTGGTAACTTAGTTTGTACTGGTAACATTACCGCCTACGGCTCAATCTAAGGAGAATCCCTTGCTATTTGAAATACACGCAGAAAAGAACGCGTTAGATAAAAAAGTATTTCTATATGACAACCAGACCAACGTCCTGAAAGATGCGGACGGGAATGAGTTCAAGTTCCCTGATATGCAAGCCCAGCATAATCACGCCGAAGCTACTAAATTTAGCAAGTACCAGCCCCTACACAAGTCCAAGCACATTGAGTTATTAAAGATCCAGATGGGTCTTGGCTGCAACTACACCTGCGATTACTGCTCCCAGAAGTTTGTAGAACGTGCAGAATCTACCTCCCACAAGGACATTGACTCCTTTCTACAGAAATTAGAGACACTAGAGTTTTCTGAGGAACGTGGTCTTAAAATTGAGTTCTGGGGTGGCGAGCCACTCGTATACTGGAAAACCCTTAAGCCACTGGCCGAGGCGCTGCGTGAAAAACTACCTTACGCCAAGTTCTCCATGATTACTAACGGCTCCATCTTGACCGACGAGATTATTGACTGGTTGATGATGATGGACTTCTCAGTATCTATTAGCCATGACGGCCCCGGCCAGTCTGTGCGTGGCCCAGACCCATTTGATGACCCAGAAAAGAAGAAGACTATCCTTGGCTTTTATCGCATGATGAGTCGCCTCAAGAAGGGTATTAGCTTTAACTCCATGCTGTCTAAGAACAACCAGAGCCGCAAGGCTATCCATGACTGGTTTATTGAGCTAACAGGCAATCCTGAGATTGTGCTAGGCGAAGGTACCTTAGTTGATGCGTATGATGAGGACGGCATCACAAATTCTTTACAATCCCTAGAGGATCACTTTACATTCCGCCGCAATACGTTTAAAGAGATCTACGCTAACCAAGGCTACATCGGGTTTCAAGCCATCATAGACAAGATTGACGGCTTTACTATGGCTGTTTTATCCCAGTCAGATGCCAAGTACCTAGGCCAGAAGTGCGGTATGGACAGCGAACAAACACTAGCAGTAGACCTCAACGGCAACGTATTAACCTGCCAAAACGTGAGTGCTGTTGAGACTAGCAAGAACGGAGAGTCACACTTAGGGGGTAATCTAGCAGACTATGACAAAGTTGCTCTGTACACTTCTACTCATTGGTCTAATCGTGCTGAATGTCCATCTTGTCCGGTCCTGCACCTTTGCAAGGGTGCTTGTATGTTCCTAGACAATAAGTTCTGGGAAGTATCCTGCGCTAACGCCTACTCAGATAACGTGACCCTGTTTGCTGCATCCATCCATAAAATGACAGGGTATATACCTACCTTAATCAAGGGTGACGGCTTACCGCCAGAGCGCCAAGACATATTCGGTACAGTTTTAAAGCATGAAGAGAAGCCAGTTAAGCGGATTATCCCCATAAAGATAATCAGTGAGGTAATTGAGAAAATTGATAATGTTGAAGTTTATGGAAAATCGAGGGTAGCAGCATGACATTACCAGCATCAGGTCCTATTTCAATAGGTGACGTTAGCGTAGAGATTGGGCAGGCGGCTACCTTTACCGACGACCTCTCGTTTTTAAATGGTTTGCTTTTGACCCCAGCTGGCTCACCTAACATGGGTGCGTTCTACAGCAAGGCGTATTTTCAACAAAATACAGCAGGTAATTGCAATAACGCCAACTGTACTAACAACTGCAACTGCGGCAATATCCAGTGTACTAACTGCTTTATTTCGGGCACTACTAACTGTACTAACTGCCAGCCACAAGCCTACCTACAAACTAACTGTAACTGCGCTTGTACATACAACTGCGTAACATCTGCAACGGCGACATACAACTGCAACTGTGCTTGCAACTGCTCTAAGATTATTTGTGCCAAGTTATACGAGCAAGGCTATATGGACCCGAACGTTTGGGTTGCTGACCAGAAGTATGGCAAGTGGCTACGTGAAAATGACCGCCGTGTGTATCGTGGGTATATCCGCTGGGCTCGTACAGTAACGGCTTGGATGGACGGCAAAGGCCCAGATTGCTTCTTATGGCTACCTAAAGAAGAGCGCTCTGTCGCACAGAAAGAAGCTATTACTAGAATGGCTTTGCGTATTGGTATTCCTTGGTCTGAGCATATGGCATACCTAATGGGTGCCCGCCCTAACGATAACTTGCGTGGTCGGGTTCTTATGACTATTGGCAAACCTATTAGTCGTCTGATTGACTACATCCCACACCGTCGTGGACACCGTATCCTAACTCTATGGGGTATGTGGGCGCTGTTCTGGATGAGCCATTGGACTGCATCAGCTATTGTTTCTGTTAATAAATTTAGCGTTGAAGGAGTGAAAAAATGGATGAACACGTAATGCAGGAAGTACCTGCACCGATGCAAATTATCCCTGACGATCAAAGAGCTGCAGCTTCACCATACTTGCATGTAGCACCAGAAGATGTAGGTCATTACCGTGAGTGCGTTGTCCATTACTTTGACAACCAGATGAACCGTGACATCCTAATGATGCAAGGCGAAGACAAAGAACGCATGTTCCAGATGCTAAATGACTATGCCGACATCTTAGAAAAGATCTTCCACGACGGCATTCCAATCCTTGAGCACATCCAAGATAAGCGTTGGTCAGCTGCTCATGCTAATCCGCATACTGGCATTAACTGGGACCATGACTGCCCAATCATTCGTGAGTACGAAGAATGGAAAGCCCGCCGTGTTCAGAATACTGAAGAACCCGTTCAAGAATCTTGAGTACACCCAAGGGGGTCAGCAGACTTCCTACGGTGACGTCATTAAGTATTACGATGCCCAGTTGGCAGGGGATGATGTTCTTCGCACTATACCTGAGCGCTACCGCAAGGACTTTTGTTTATCCCTGCTAAAGATTACTGGCTCGGTGCCGCCTCATACTGACAGTGAAGTTAAGACCAGCATTAACTTTTATGTAGAGCCAGGTAACTACAGGACTACGTTCTACACCCCAGAGCCAAAAGCAGTTAAACGCCAGATAGAGAACCAGACCAACGGATACATCTTTCAGCAGCATGAGCTAGCTAATCGTGGTTCTTTTACTGCTAGAGCTGGTGATGCGTACTTGTTAGGGGTTGATAGGGTGCATGACGTTCAAGGTAGTGGGGAGCGCACAGCCATTTGTTTAGCCACAGATAAGTATGATTTTTATGAAGTGTTGCACATGCTAGTAGAAACGGAAACCGTTTAATGTTCTACGAAGAGCTAGATTTCATTAAGTTTGACCACGACAAGCTAGTTGCGGATGTTAAGCAGCACGTATTTTCATTAGGCGCTCAGGTCATTCAAGGAGAAGAATATGAGACGGTGGCTTACCACGGCTTTGGCGGTTGGTCTATTACTTCCCGTACTGGTGATTTTAGAGATGGTTGGGATTTTTTCCAGAACGATGAAGGAGAGGCAATGGAAGTCTACTTTCCTAAAAATGACAACAACTATAAGTCGCTTAAGTTCTTCAACATTGCGCACTCTATGGAGCACAAAAACCCTACCCAAGCGTGCGTGGGCGAGATTGCGTCAGTCGTTAAACAGATGGAAGACCTAGGTCTATACCCAAGAAGAGTGCGTGTTACATGTTTAAAAGCTGGTGCTAAGTCGCTAGTTCATAAAGACGCTGATGACAACGAGTACATGGCGCGCATCCACATACCCATCATTACTAATAAGAAGTGCGTGTTTATTTCCGAGGGTACTACTTTGCACATGGAAGCTGGTAAAGCCTACGCAGTTTGGGTTAACAACTGGCACCAGATACGCAACGACTCAGAAGATGACCGTTACCACATTATCTGCGACTTCTACGATACCAAAGGTATTACTAAGGGGTTTAGCTATAAGGGCAATATACAAGAGCTTGAGGATCATGCAAAATTAATGCGTCAGAAGATTGACGAAGCAGTTATTGAACCAGAGCTTCTAGTTAAGTTTGAAGAAGTAAGACAAACCTTCGTTACTAAAAAGGTGTAATAAATTGAGATATGTCAGATCTATTAGGACTTACCGAGGGGGTAAAAGGGCTTAGTGCTGGCTTAGACGGCAGCAGAGAAGCTGCTAAGTCCATCAGTAAACAGATAGAAGATATACAAAAAGACGGTTTAGATGTAGCGCAGAAACAAGCTAATGAGCGAATTAGGGCAAGACGAGAAGCAGAATTTAAGAAGGAACGGGCGTTAGTTAAAGCGCTTGAATCTTGGAAGCACAAGAAACAAATTAGTGACGAAGAAGCAAAACTTAAAATTGATTTTGTAAAAAAATACGGTGCTAAAGAGTGGGAGTCGGTGTTAAAAATTAAATTGGATATTGAGAATATGCAACGCAAAGACAACGAAGAGTTCCAACATGATTTGAAGGCAGTCAGACGGGTGCAGTTTTATTGTTTTGTTGCGGCGCTAATTGTGACGCTGTGGCTTAAATTTATTTTAGGGGCATTTTAAATGAATATCCAAGATATTTTAAAGGCTGTATTGCCGATTGTTGTAGCGTGTTTGGCTTGGTTGCTTGGGCAAGTGTCTGACTTTTCTACAAGGCTAACAAAGATTGAAGGACAGATGCCAGCTTTAATTACTAAAGAAAATGTACCAACTGATTCACCTCTTTCTGCTGAAGCAAGGCATAGACTTAAAGAAGAAGTTTATAAAGACATTCACCAATTACAAGTTAAAGTGCAGTTACTTGAAGAACGAGAGAAAGCGAGAAAATAATGTTTCCACTAGGCGCATTACTAGATATTGGCGGGAAGATACTAGACAAGGTATTCCCAGATCCAGCACAGGCTGAACAAGCTAAACTCAAACTACTTGAGATGCAACAAAACGGTGAGCTGGCTAAGATTAATGCCGACGCTGCAGAGCAACATGAACTGACTGCAAGGCTTCAAGCTGACATGGCTAGTGATAGCTGGTTAAGTAAAAACATTCGTCCCATGACATTAATTGCAATCCTCGCTGGTTATTTTATTTTTGCAGGTCTTTCTGCTGCCAAAATTGACGTTAACTCTGAATACGTGCAGTTGCTAGGTCAATGGGGCATGTTGATTATGTCATTCTATTTTGGCGGTCGCACCCTTGAGAAAATTATGGATATGAAAGCTAAGGAAAAAAATGAACCTAAGTGAACACTTTACCCTTGAAGAACTAACCCACACGGATCACCGTGAGTTTGACAACACACCCAATGCACAAGAAACAGCAAACCTTGAACGCTTAGCTGCATTCCTAGAAGAAGTTAAAACCGTGCTGGGTGGTAAGCCAATCATGGTTAACTCGGCTTTTCGTTCTAAACAAGTGAATGATGCCGTTGGTAGCAAAGACTCCAGCCAACATCGCATGGCTTGTGCTGCTGACCTTCGTGTGCCTGGCATGACACCAGATGAAGTTGTTAAGGCTGTAATTGCTTCTGGGATTGGGTATGACCAAGTGATTCGTGAGTTTGATAGATGGACGCATATCTCAGTTCCTAACACAAAAGACATGACACCACGCCGACAAGCGCTTATCATTGACAAATCAGGAACACGTGCCTACGCTTAGGGTAAACCCGCATGTTACAAAAACTACAATTTAGACCCGGACTTAACCGTGAGGGTACTGACTACTCCAACGAGGGTGGCTGGTATGACGGGGATAAGATTCGTTTTCGTTCTGGCTTTCCTGAGAAGATTGGGGGCTGGACTCGCCTTTCTAACAATACGTATTTAGGCACTGCTCGTTCGCTGTGGAACTGGACTACGTTAGCTAATGCAAACTTACTTGGTGTTGGCACAAGTAAAAAGTACTATATAGAACAGGGTGGCGATTATTACGATGTTACCCCCTACTCAACTGTACAAACTGCTTTAGGGGCAGCTCCAGGGCCTTTTACGGCTTCTACTGGGTCAGCTACTCTTACTGTTACAGACGCTACATATAACCCTCAAGTAGGCGACTATGTGGTGTTTTCTGGATGTGCTTCTCTTGGTGGAAATATTACCGCTGCTGTTTTAAACCAAGAATATGTAGTAGCTACAGTACCATCGCCAACTACGTTTACTATTCAAGCTAAAAGCCCAACTACGGGTTTACCCGTATTAGCCAGCGCAGGCGATACAGCTAAAGGTGGTGCTGCGGTAACTGCATCTTGGGAAGTACCTATTGGTCTTGACCTTTATATTGTAGGAACTGGTTGGGGCGCTCCACCTTGGGGCACAGGTGGTTGGGGTACAGGATACACCTCTGGTATTGGGCAACAACTTCGCCTTTGGTCTAATGACAACTATGGCGAGCAACTTTTTATAGCCCCTCGTGGTGGCGCTCCTTATTACTGGATACCAGCTGGAGAAACTTATCCAAGTGGTGCTGCGGGGGGTTTAACTACTAGGGCACAGTCTTTAGCAACACAATCTACCTCTGCTGGGTATCTAGGACAGTTTGTACCAAATACAACAAACCAAGTTTTATCCTCGGCTATTCAACGTTTTATTTTCTGTATGGGGTCTAATTCTTATGATCCTGGCAATTCTGAAACGCCATTTGACCCTATGCTTGTACGCTGGTCAGATCAAGAAAACCCATATGACTGGGTACCTGCAGTAACAAACCAAGCAGGTGAGTTCCGTTTATCCAATGGTTCGTTCATTATGCAGGCTAGAGCAACCCGCCAAGAAATCTTGGTTTGGACTGATTCTGCCTTGTACTCCATGCAGTACCTAGGGCCTCCTTATGTTTGGGGTTTTAACATCCTGATGGATAACATATCTGTTATGTCTCCTAACTCTATGATTACGGTTAATAACGTAACGTATTGGATGGGTACAGATAAGTTCTATATGTACTCTGGACGAGTAGAAACCCTACCTTGCTCACTGCGTCAATACATCTTTGCCGACATTAATAAAGATCAGGCTTACCAAGTATTTGCTGGGTCTAATGAAGCGTATAACGAGGTTTGGTGGTTTTATTGCTCTGGTAACTCAACTACAGTGGATAAATATGTCATCTACAACTATTTGGATCGTGTCTGGTATTACGGTACTATGGCTAGGACTGCATGGCTTGACTCAGGTATCCGCCAATATCCAATGGCAGCAGATTACCAAAACCTCGTTCTGTACCACGAAAGCTCAGTTAACGACGTGTCTGGCTTAACCCCAGTGCCGATTAGTGCCTATGTTCAATCTTCTGATTTTGACATTGGCGACGGGCACAATTTTGGATTTGTTTGGCGTATCCTGCCTGACGTTAACTTTAATGGGTCTAACGTTGATAACCCACAAGTAACAATGACGGTAAAACCAAGGCGAAACTCTGGAACACCGTATGGCGTTTCAAACAGCCCAACGGTAGTAAGTGCTGATAACTATGGGGCTTCGGCTGTTTACAACATCCAAGAGTTTACTGGGCAAGTTTATACCCGCCTTCGTGGCCGCCAGTTAGCGTTCCGTATTGAATCAAACACCCTTGGAGTATCTTGGCAGCTAGGTAGCCCACGTATTGATATTAGAAACGATGGACGTAGATAATGGCTACTACTAACTTACGCCCTTCTAAAGCACCCAATATACCTATTGCTCCAGTAGACTATAGCCAGCAATATCAAGACCAGCTTACTAACGCTTTACGGCTTTATTTTAGTCAGGTAGATAACTTTACGGGGTTTTTAGCCCAGCCAATATCAGGAACTACAGCTGAGCGCCCAGCAGTTCAGTTACATGTTGGACAAACTTTTTTTGATACAAGTATTAATAGGCCTATTTGGTGGAACGGAACCAACTGGATAAATGCTAGTGGAACAATCGTTTAAATGATAAACTTCAACATAATCAACAGTGAGGCCTAAATGGGACTGCACAATACAGCACATTACTTAAAATCTAAGGGTCGTGGCACCGATACTGAGCTCGTTCACATGTCCAAGAACGAGATTAAAGGCCTTCAGCAGCTTGCTATGGCTCACGGTGGCACCCTTACAATTAACCCAGATACCGGCCTAGTTGAGGCTGGATTCCTAGAACAAGCTCTTCCTATCGTAGCTGCCGCAGCCGCTACTTACTTTACTGGTGGTGCCGCAGCCGCTTATTTAACCCCTATGATGGGTGCTACTATGGGCGGTATTGCTGGTGGAGCCCTAGCTGGTGCTGGTATTTCTGGACTTACTGCCGCCGTAACTGGCAAAGATGCTGGTAAAGCAGCCCTTATGGGTGGACTCGGCGGTGCTATTGCTGGTGGTATTGGTGCATACGGTGATCCTAGCGCTGCAACTGCAGAAGCTACTCAACAAGCTGCCATAGATGCTGGTACTAAAACACTACCTGCTGGCGCAACACCCCCAACACCAACCCCTGACTACAATGCTGGATTAGCTGGCACTTCACCAGCCCCAGCCCCTGCTCCCGCTAACCCAACAGTAACCCCACAGCAGTTATCTCAAGGTGTGTCGCAAGGGCAATATACAATGCCTCAAGCTAATGAGTATGGCAAAGCGTTTACTGATACTTATGCTAAAGCCCCACAACCCAACTATTACCAAGGTTTAGAGCCAAATGGTATTGGACGTGGCATGGTTCAAGCGTTGCCTGTAGCTGGTTTATTAGACCAACAGCCTAAACAACCAACTGGTCCTGAGCCACAAAAGGGTATCGGCGTAGGGCTTTCTCCTAATTTCAAACGCTACGAGCCAGAGCAACCTAATCCATACTATAAAGCTCGTTATGCAGATTATAGAAACAGCCCCTATGCTGAAGGTGGTGAAATTACGTTAGCTGGCGGTGGGCAGCCTATGGGTCCTGTTGGGCAAATGTCTCAAAATATGATGGGTGGCCAGTCTAATATGTACCCTCAGAGCCAGCAAGAACATACTAATTTTGCTACACCAACTCAGATGCCAGCTAGTGCAGAAGTAATTCGTTCTGACTACGATACTAAAACCGACCCATATACTGGCGGAATTATGATGGCTAGCGGTGGTTTACCTGCTGATGCTCCTAAATTACGTGATGTTGATCTATATACAGACACAGACCCCAATACCCGTAGTTTAAGCGCTTTAGAAGCAGCTAACTACCGCAACAAAAAGTTAATGACTAAATCAGGAATTAAGGCAGTTGATATGCCAAAGACTGGTATTAAGTCTTTAGGTGGTGATTTCTCTGATGTAGGTGCTACTGGCGGTACATTGGGTAGTTATTCAGATGGCGGACGTATGCTTAAGGGGCCTGGTGATGGCATGTCAGATTCTATTCCGGCTCAAATCGGTCGTAAGCAGCCTGCCCGCTTGGCTGATGGCGAGTTTGTCGTACCTGCTGATGTTGTGTCTCATCTTGGTAATGGGGCTACTGATGCAAGAGCCAAAAAGCTCTATTCAATGATGGATAAGATTCGTCGTGCCCGCACTGGTAAAAAGAAACAAGCACCAGCCGTTAAAGCCGACAGATTTATGCCAGCATGATTTTAAAGGTTCAGCCCGTCCCAGTACAGCTAGTTAACCAAGTATGGGCTAAGGTTGAGCCGTTTATTAAAAGTGCTGAAGAAAAATTTGGTGGGTCTGAATACACAACCGAACAAATAAAAGTGTATTTAGTAACAGGACAGATGATGTTGTTAGTGGCAACAGATGAAAACTCAGAAATACATGGTGCTGCTACGGTATCATTTATTAACTATCCTAATGATAGAGTTGCGTTTGTTACCTCAATAGGTGGAAAATTAGTATCAAGCCCAGAGACTTTTGCACAGATGTCTGAAGTATTTAAAGCCAATGGGGCTACTAAGATACAAGGTGCTGCTAAAGAAGCAGTGGCAAGATTATGGAAACGGTTTGGCTTTGAAGAAAAAGCCATTTTAGTGGAAGTCAAATTATGAGCTTTTTAAAATTTTGGAAATCATTTTTCCTTCCTATTCAACTTGGATTTGGAGGCGGTGGCGGGCAATCTCCTCCCACAACTACGTATTCTCAGACATCTAATATTCCTGATTATGCAAAGCCATATGTTGAAACAATGCTTGGGGCTACCCAGAAGCAGTTGTTTAATATGGACGATAGTGGTATTACTGGATTTCAACAATACAAACCATATAGTTCAAACCCTGAAGACTATGTAGCTGGGTTCTCTCCACTACAACAACAAGCTCAATCTGGGGCTGCTAATCTACAAGTTCCTGGTCAATATGGTCAAGCTAGTCGTATGACTGGTTTAGCTGGTGCTGGCTCTTTAGGTTTAGCTGGACAGATGGCTGGTGCAGGTCAGCAATATGCTATGGGGGCAACAGACCCACGTACTACCGAAGCTTATATGTCTCCATATATGCAAAACGTAGTCGACTACCAAAAGTCTCAAGCATTACGTGACTACCAGATGGGTCAGCCTATGATGCAGGCTAAAGCAGTCGGTCAAGGTGCTTTTGGTGGTAATCGTCTTGCACTGCAGCAATCAGAAGCCCAACGTGGTTTGATGTCTCAACTACAAGGTATCGAGGCTACTGGTGCACAAAGCGCTTTCCAAAATGCTCAGCAAGCTCAGCAGTATGGGGCTAACTTAGGCCTACAAGGTCAACAAGCTGCCTTGGGCGGTTTAGGTCAATATGGTCAGATGGCTGGTCAGCTGGGCCAACTAGGTACTGCTCAGTTAGGAGCACAGCAAGGCATTATTGGTACACAAGCAGCTCAGGGTGCAGCGCAACAATCCCAAGAGCAACAAAAGATTAATCAGTCTATTCAAGACTACGCTATTCAGCAACAGTATCCACTTATGCAGTTGGGCTTCATGTCTAACATGCTCCGTGGCTTACCCATGCAGGCGCAGACTACTCAGTTATATCAAGCACAACCTTCTACCATGCAACAAGGTATTGGCCTATTGGGTGCTGGCGCATCAATAATGGGTGCTCAAGGTAGAGCTGGTGGTGGTGAAATTAAAGAAATGGCTGAGGGCGGTATTACTTCTGTTCCTGGCTATAAATATGGCACTTTGGTTTCTGGAAATAAGCTAGAGGGTATGGCTGGCAAATTAGAAATTCCACAGCTAATAGAACGCCTAAAAGATCCTCAGTTAGATGAAGGCGAACGACAAGTATTTAGAGACGCTTTAGATGAAAAATCTAAGCTCAAAGCACGTTCAGAAGGTATTGCTGCAGCTGGTGGTGGTTTGTTTGACACAATGGGCTATGCTGGTGGCGGCATCTTAGCTTTTGCTGGTGAAGATGATAGTGATGTTAAAGACCCACAAAAACTAGCAGATCAAATTAACTTAATTGGCACCCAGTTAGATGCTATTAACAAAGAAGCTAGTGGTAAAAACGCCCCTGGCTCACGTCAAAAAGCATATAAACCTGACGAAGCTGCTAAATATGAAAACCTTAAAGCTCGTCAAGGCGAATTAAAAGGTGAGTACGCCGACTTAATGAGTAAAGCTGGTTTAGATAAGCCTGCATTTAACTATCAACCTTCTCGTAGCCTAGGTGGTGGTGTTCCAACTAATTCTGTTGAGCAAGCAGTGTTAGGTACTAAACCTGCCGCAGCTCCCGCCATGCCAACCGAAGGTGAATTCAAAGCGTTTGATGAGGCTACCCAACGTTACTTAGCTGAACAGAAAGCTAAAAACACAGCTGCAGGCCCAACCGCTGGTGCAACTGGTAGCCAAGCATACGGTGCTCCTACTGGTGGTGGCGGTGTTGGTACAGGCCCTAACTCTAGTCTTGGTGGTATTTTGGCTGGACTTCGTAAAGAAGGCCCTCAAGGTGAACTTGGCTCTGACTACCTTAAGACCCTAGAAGAAAATCTTAGTGGTGCTGGCAACCGCATGAGCAAAGCTGAAAAACTAGCAATGGCAAGAGGTTTTATTAAATTTGGCACTGAAGCTTCTCCTGGTGGTATAGGTACAGCTGCACTTAAAGGTCTTGGCGAATACGCTGAAGGTTACGGCAAAGCACTTGAATCAGACGAGAAATACAAAGCTGAGATCAACAAGCAGAAACAAGACATACTTGCGCTACGCCGTGCTGAAGAACGTGGTGACGTTAAGCTGGCTTCTGAAATACAAGAAAAAATTGCCGACCGTGCTAATAAACTTCAAACTGCACAAATTGCTGCAGCTTCCGCTGGAACAACAGCTCGTCAAGAGCAGGCTTCTATTGATAGGGTGATGAAAGAAAACCCTGGTATGAGCTACTTACAAGCGTTACAACAAGTTAAGGGCGCAGGTAAAGTTGAGAGCAATGAAGTGGCAAGCGCTAAAGTTTTATTAGAAAACATTGAGAAAAATCTATTTACCCTGATGGCTGATCCAAAGAAAAATGCTGCTAAGATAGCAGAACTAGAACAGAAACGTAACGCTATCAACCAAGCGCTATCAGCTAATATGCAGTTAACTCAAGGCGGTGGTAAAGGTGGCGGGGGTGGTAATCTAGTTGCAAATAAGGATGGTTCATTTAACTACGTACCCTAATAATGCCAACAGTAAACGTACCTGACGTTGGGGCAGTCAACTTCCCCGATACAATGTCGCAGGAAGATATTGTTAGAGCTATACAAAATGACATCATCCCTAAAGCTAAGGTAGCTAAGGAACCACAAAAGGCTCCAGAAGATGTAGGTATTATTGAAGGTGCTGGTGCCGCTATTAAACGTGGTATTAGTTCTTTAGGGGATGTTGCTTCTGGTTTAGGTTTAGCAGGTACATCTGCGTTTGGCTCTAGAGAAGATACCGCAGCTAAAATGGCTGCAATCAAGGCAGAACAAGAAAAGCAACAAAGAGAAGAAACCAAGCCTGGTATGACGGTTGAGGACTTCCAACGGATTGCCTCTGAAAAAGGTTTTGCTGCTGCCGCGGCCCAAGCCCCAAAATATATTGTAGAACAGGTTCTTCAAAGCGCCCCCCAGATGGCTGGTCCTCTGGCTGTCGGTGCAGCTGTGTCGCCGTTCCTCACACCTGTTGGTGGTGCTATTGCTGGTATTGCTACTTATGGTGTGCAGCAGTTTGGTAACTTCTTAATGCGTCAAGCACAAGAAAAGAACAGCCCAGAAGAACTTGAAATAACTAAAGCTGCTTTGACTGCGGCTGGAACTGCCCCTCTTGGATACTTTGCCGACAGGTTTACTCTTGGTATCGGCTCTGTAGGTAAAGAGGCTGGTAAAGAAGTACTTAAAGAACTTGCAGCCCGTCGTGCGGCTGGAGAAATTGGGGCTGGTGCAGTAGCTAAAGAAGTAGGTAAACGTGCCGCAGTTGGGGCTACCCAAGGTGTTATTGCTGAAGCACCTACTGAAGTTTTAGAACAAGTGGCTGAACGCTACCAAGCTGGGCTTTCTCTGGCTGATGATTCTGCTTTAAAAGAATACAAAGAAGCATTTTTTGGTGCAGCTGCAGCTGGTGGTGCATTGGGTGGCGGATCCAAAGGTGTTCAAGCTTATGGTGCTTACAAACAAGAAGCTAAAGAAGGTGCAGCGCAAGCGGATATTGGCCCAAGACGTAGTGCTATTGATGAGGTAAATGAATATGATGACACTGGACGACCTATCGCCGGAGCAGGTAAGCCGGGCGTTTCAGTATCTGGCGAGCCCGGAGATGGAACCACCCCTGGAGTTAATGAAGGTGCCCCTCCCAGTATGGCAGGAACTGAGCGTACTACTGGAGGACCTGATGCTGGAGAAGAGGCATTCAACAATCAACTAGGCGAGCTTAGAGCTAAGCAAGAGCAGTACGCTAAGTTTGATCCAGCTGACCCACGCATTGGCGAGATTGAAGATGTAATTACAGAACTACGTGCTGAGCGTAAGGGCACGTCATTAAATGCGCCTCCTACCCAAGAAGGGTTTGACTTTACTGAGCCAGATGAGAATACTCAGCGCACTCTAGGTACAGCCCCTACGGAGTTTTCTTTAGCCCCTTCAGAGGGCGAAGCCCCTTCCGCAAGGGAACCAATCGAGCCGATTGAAGAACCAGAACGTGCCAAGATGATGTTGATTGGCGATGCTAAGGCACCAATGAAGCCATTACAGGCTTTCTTTAACAGCTTGAAGCCGTCTACAGTTATGCCAGCTGAGGTTACTAAGTTCAAAGAAGAAACTAGAAAGCTCTTAGATGACGTAGCTGAGTTTATTGGCGGCAAGATTACTAAGCAGGTTAGTCGGTTTGAGGGTACAGAGAAGGGTCCGGATGTAAGCGCAGAGCTAGCTGGCCCTGAGTTAGATGCACGTTTAGCGTATGTCCGTGACTTCTTTGATAGTTTAAGTATTGCCCCTAAAGAACGTGAAGCATTAACTTCTGCCCTATCCCAACGCTTTGCTGGTATGTCTATGCCTGAGCAGACTGCAGCTCTGCAGGGTTTAACCTCAGTACCTAAACTAAACACAAGACGTGGTATTGAAGAACTACGTGAGAAGTTAACCCAGGCGCTAGACAAGTACGAGCGTAAGCGCATCGGACAAGCTGAGACCGCAATACCATTTAAGCTGACTGATACTCTAGCTAAGATGGATCCTTACATTATTGCCCGTATTGCTAAAGCCTTGAAAGAACTAGCAAATATTGATCCGTCAAACAGAACGCCAGAAGAAAAAGCGGCTTATGCTTACTTTGGTCCTGAGACTGGCTGGTCATACACAACAGCTATGCGGTCGGCTGCATTTGATATTGGTTCTAAAGCGGATGAATTTGCTGGCAAATTGTTTAAGGATCAAGATAAAACTCAAGCTGAGCTATTCCAAAAGTGGGTGGAGGAAAACCTACCACAACAAGAATATAAGCGTTTTGAAGCTACCGTAGCCGACTATAAACGTCAAATCCTTAAAGCTGAGGATTATAGAAAGACTGCTGAGAAGCTTAAAAAAGAAGGCGGAGTTGCCCGTAAATACTTCCAGTCCGTTGCCCGTGCTCCTTCTGGCAAAGTTAGTACATCGTCTATTGCATGGGGTCGTGGTCCTGGTAAGGCAAGCAAGGTAGAGAGCTATAAGTACTATCCAATGCACCCAGCCGTGCAAAAGATGATTGAAGACGGAGATGTTAAAGGTGCCTTAAAGGTTCTAGCCAAGCAAGAGCATAGAAGTAAGTCTGCATATTCTAGGTTTACTGCGCATTTAGCTCAGAAGTTGATAGATATGGATCTTGATACTACCGTCTTAATTAACCAACAAGACCTATTAGTAGATTCATTGCTTACTTACAACATTAGTGAACAGCGTGACCAGTTCTTTAGCTATATAAGAGAGAACCACCCAGCAATATTTGAAGAATACTTTAGCAAGTCCGACCCACGCCAAGTGCTTAAGGGCTTACAGGCTATTCAGAATGGCGAAGCTAAAGTTAAGACCGACCCAGTTATTGGACAGTTTGAAGAGCTGCTTGATGAGTATCAACGGGCTGTTGGCACGCTTGAGTCTAGCGGTAGTTATATGCCTTACATTGATACCGTCAACTTAAACTTTGGTATGGGTGGGGATAGTAGCTACGTATTTCTACACGAAATGATGCACGCTGCTACAGCGTATTCACTAAACCCAGCTAATTACAGCAAGTTAACACGTGCACAACAAGAAGCTGTTACAGAACTTACAGCACTATATGAGTTAGCCAAGCGCACTACTCTAAAAGAATATGGTTTTACCAGCCTGGATGAGTTCGTAGCTGAGGCTTTCTCTAACCCTACGTTCCAAGACATACTACGTGACATACCCTACGAAGGTAAAACTAAGACCATGTGGGATAAGTTTACCGAGTTTGTATCAGAATTGTTTGGATTAAACAACGTATTGGGCTATACCCTAGCAAATGCTAACGTAATTATGCAGGCTCCTGCAGCGATTGGTGGCGAGGCAGTAGCTTTGAACAATCGAGGGCAATCACGACGCTCTGTGCTTAACAACACAATGCCGACTAACCCAGGGTTTATTAAGTTTTTAGACCGTACATTTGGTGGTAAGCCACAGTGGCACACACTTAAATACAATATGTCCCACCTCATTGAGAGCGTACAGGACAGCACTCGTAAGTATTATTTAGGCGGGTTTACCCTACGTCAGCTTAATGACATGATTGGTAGTCGGGTACCGCAGTTTAGAACTTTTATTGACAAGATGGAAGTTATGCTTGATGAGCGTAACAGATTGCTGGTGCGTGGCGAGCAAATTGGCCGTCGGTTTTTAAAATTAAAAGAAACACCAGCTACGGCTGAGCAGTACAAAGTTTTGTCTAAGCTAATGATTGACGTAACAAGAGATGACCGTTCTGCAGATAAATTCAACAAAGACCCAGCTAAAGGTAAAACTGGGATCAAAGACATTGACGATGCGTGGGATAGTTTAGGTGAAGAAGCTAAGTCTGTTTACAAGCAGGTTCGGGACTTCTATATTGATACCCGCCGTGAATATATTGACATCACAATTAATGACCTAAAGCAATCGTTAGAAAATCAAGGCTACACCGCTAAAGATATTGCAGCGCAAAAAGATATTAATAAGAAGTTTGGCATAGCTGTCAAAGCCCTTAAGAAAACAACTGAAAGCAACGCTTTGTTGCTGGACAAAGACCTACCTGCCAAAGAACTTAATGCCAAGGTCGATGAAGCTGTATCTAAGTTTTTACTAGGTAAAGGGTATACCCCTACCGAAATTGAAGCAGCTATGGCGCTCCAGCGGGTCGAAGATTATTTTGCAGCTCACGAAGTTGACGTGTACTTCCCGCTATACCGTAAGGGCGAGTTCTCTTTGCAGATTGGTAGAAAAGATACCGACCGCGAATACTACTTGTTTGAAACTGCTGGCGAGCGTAATTTCTTCCAGCAGCAACGTTTAAAAGAATTTGCAGATAAAAAAATTAAAATAGACCCTAACGACATCATTCCACGCAATAGCAAGGGTGATCTTATGAACTCCGGCCTTCAGGAGTTCCAGTTCTTTGATAC